TCCGTGGCAGTATACAAACAACCATTACCGAATGTCTGTCTGTATAAAAACTAAGTTAATGTTTTGTCTGATCCTTGTTCCTTATCTGCTTTGGTGATATTTAAATGTTTTTCGCTGAATGAATTATATCACCGAAAAATGTTTGGTAATTGTTTGGTGTCACACAAAGATTTTCGCAAACTTTGTGTTGGTGAAAGCCAATACCTTCAAATGTCAAAGATCGTCGTTATTGCCGCAGTAGTCAAATAACAAAACCTATTACTATCGTATGCTTTGTATTATATATCACACCGAACCAATTGTCAAGCATAAAAACAATTTTTATTCTACATGTTATTTAATATTTCTGGATTTTGCAAATATTCTTTTTGGCAATCATGACATAAACAAACTTCTGTGGAAACAAAATTACGTTTGACTTTTTTTGTGAAAGTCATTTTCTTGCCGTGAAATTCTTTTCCGCATTTTTCACAAACCAAATCCATTTTTGGAATTTTAGAATATTTTTTTATTGTGTTTTTTTCTAAATCTTCAATCTTATTTGACTTTCTTTTGCGATCTCTTCCAAGAGGAATTAGGTTGTCTTTGCAGGAATTACAACAAAACATTAAAACAAGATTTTTCTTTTCTTTGTTGCGTCCATAAACAAAAGGGCATCCAAGATACATAGAACCGCACTGTTCACACCTATAAGTTTTAGGGGTTCTCCCTTTTTTCATTGATTTTCTCCTTATATTCTGCAACATTTATAATTTCATCTGGCTTCTCCCAATCAATATTTAGTTCACGGTAATCAGCCACTTTTTTGGTGGGTTTCCAGATTTTGACTGTTGCAGAAGGAGCCACTGCTTTATTGTCATAAAAAGCAAGATACGGAAGAGATTCGGACAGGGAAGAGTTATCAATAATGTTCATTTCATAATCTCCAAAGTATTGTTTAATGTATGGAAGAACTATACCCTTTATGGTCTGAACTGTAACAATTAATTTAATTTTTATTCCTATTTTTTAATGTTATAGCCAATCCAAACAATCCAACACCAAACAAAAACATAGTGGATGGTTCAGGAACAGGATTATGTGGCTTATCAGGAATATCACACGAGACGCAACATGTTTTGCATTCAGTATAATTTTCTTCAAAATATCGTATTCCTTCATTTACAGTTGACATATCAGTTTTTATTAGGTACGGTTTTAATACCGTCTCCCAATAACCATTATTAAATGAAGGTGGATTTCTATGATTTGATGGTTTACTTTGTTTGTTCGGTTTATTTACAATATCGTTTGGATCGCCGCATCGTAACCAAGATTTTCCGAATCCATACAATTTTGAACTGATCCTTGTGTATTCTGTCTTTTCTCCAAGTTCAATTGATTGTGCGATTATATCCCATTCCTTATAATCCATGCAATCATATTTCATTTCCTTTGGATGCTTGGATGGATTAGGATAATTAGAAGGTGGTAGGACCGGTTTATATGGCTTCCAGACGTATTCAGGACGATATCCTGTTGTCACCATCGTTTGTGTTGAAACCTCATAAAACGCTTCCGTATTGGTCTTTGTGTATGAACTACATTCACTTGAGCAACAATCAATGGACAATGCTCCAGCAGTCTCCACAGTTCCAAGAATAATTCCTAAAGATATTAGTGCAACTGAGAGACGTTTATACATGTTTATTCTCCTTTTAGCGGCTGATTTTGATACGGGCAACGATGTTGTTTTTCTTGCCTTTGTATTCGGAATGTTCTTTGATAGTGAAAGTGAAAGACGCTTTTTCGCCTTTCGTTCCCTTCGGAGCAGAACCCTTGTAAACGAACGTGTTTCCTTCATCATCATTGTAAATTGCGATGTAAAAGGGGCCGAAATTCCCTTCGTATACATTCACAACTTTCAAAGTCAATTCGCGGGTTACCCGTTCACCTACCTTACCGAAATAATCAACAGCAGCTTTCTTTTCTTCAGTGTTGATCCACTTCTGGGTCGTGGCAAATGCCTTGATCAGAGCGGCCTCCTGCTTTTCAGACATTTCCTGTTTACCAATCACGGTCTCAAGAACAGAAGCAACGAACGAGTTCCGCGCGGCGTAGTGTTTCGCGGCTTCAATGATTTCGCCGTATTCAGAGAAGAATTTTTCTTCTTTTTCGGCAATTGCGGCTGCCTTTTTCGCTTCTTTCTTTGCTTTTGTTTCGTTCAGTTTGTTGAGTTTTTCTTCAGTGTAAACAGAAACTTTCTTCGGGCTTGACGGGTCAGCGAAACCGCGCCCCGGAAGGATTCGAGTTTTACCACCGCAGCGATAACAAGTGTAACCGGTGTGATTCCAAACATGGTTACCGCCTTCGCCTCCGCAGCGAGTGCAAGCAAAATGCTCAAGGATAGTACCGGTATTTGACGTTTCTTTTTTAAGGGAGATTTTGGTATCTGTGGAAACTGGGGCACCGTTGCGATAGAAAAACTGAGTCATTTTGTAACCTCATGAATTGTTTTGATCTCATTCACTCAACTTTCAAAAATAGATTAAACTATTCTGTGTTCATCGTCAACAAAAAAGATCATTTATCTCGAAAATAATTTTTGTATAAATAATAGTGAGATATAAACGATTTACCAGAATTATGAGGGAATAATATGGAAAAAGATATCACTCTTTATGAACAGACAACGGAAATTTCAAATTCTGAATCAGAAATGATCCAAGATTTAGAAGAAGCAAGAGAAACGTATAAAAATTTGATTGAACAGGGGAAAAACGGGCTTCAATTATCTTATGACTTGATAACTGCCACGGAACATCCAAGGGCGATTGAAGTTTTTGCGAATTTGATTAATTCTGTTGCGAATATTAATGGAAAACTTGTTGATCTTCAGTCAACCAAAAATGAAATCATAAAAAAGAAAGATGAAAAACAAGAAAGTGTTGGTGGAAATAATGTAACAAATAATTTATTTGTGGGTTCTCCTGCGGAACTTCAGGAAATGATTGCTTCAATGAGGATTTAAAATGGAGTTTGACGAGAAAGGATACCGTGGTAATACTAACATTCGCCCTAAAGGACTGAAACAAGAGTGGACCAAAGAACAAGTATTTGAATTTGTAAAGTGTTCAAAGGATCCTGTATATTTCATTAAGAAATATGTAAAGATTGTCCATGTTGATAAAGGCATCATTCCTTTTGAATTGTGGGATTTCCAAGAAGAATTCGTTGACATTCTCCATAACAACAGAAGAGTTATCGGGCTTTGGGCTCGCCAGCAGGGAAAGTCAACATCAATTGCTGCATATATGCTGCATTTTGTTCTTTTTAACTCTAATAAATTTTGTGCAATACTCGCAAACAAAGCCGATTCAGCAAGAGAAATTTTAGGAAGAATTCAACTTGCGTATGAATTGCTTCCTTTTTGGCTTAAACAAGGAGTTATTGACTGGAACAAAGGCTCATTTTCATTAGAAAATGGATCAAAAATTATCGCAGCGGCTACAAGTTCAAGCGCCATTCGTGGCCGTTCAATTTCAATGCTGTTATTGGATGAATTTGCATTCGTTCCAAAAAACATGGCTGATGAATTTTTTCGTTCTGTTTATCCTACAATTTCTTCGGGTAAAGAGTCAAAGATTGCGATTATTAGCACTCCTTATGGCATGAATCATTATTATAAATTGTGGAATGAAGCAGTGACAAACAAAAACGATTATGTTGCTCATCATGCTGATTGGACTTGTGTTCCTGATAGAGATGAAGCATGGAAAATTGAAACGATACGAAATATTGGTGAAGAAGCGTTTAATCAAGAATTCGCTTGTGAATTTCATGGAAGCGCGGGAACGCTTATATCTGCAAACAAACTTAAATCAATGACATATCGTGATCCTATTTTCCAAGATAGTGATGGGTTGAAAATTTATTACACTCCAGAAAAGGATCATTCTTATATAATGACAGTTGATGTTTCAGAAGGAACTGGATTAGATTATCATGCAATAAATGTTATTGATATTACCGACTATCCTTATCAACAGGTAGCGGTTTTCAGAAATCAGTTTCTTGATACTGTTTTGCTTCCTGATGCAATCCTTTCCCTTGGAGAAAAATATAACGACGCTTTTGTTATGATTGAAATTAATTCAATTGGTCAGACTGTTGCGGAAATATTGTTTACTGATCTTGAATATGAACATTTGATGTTTACAACAATGTCAGGAAGAAAAGGACAAGTTCTTGGTGGAGGTTTTTCTGGCAAGACACAATATGGTCTTAAAATGACGAAACAATCAAAAAGAATTGGCTGTTCATTATTGAAAACTCTTATTGAAAACGACCAGCTTATTATAAATGATTATGACACTTATTCTGAATTGACAACTTTTGTTAGAAACAAAGGAAGTTATGAAGCAGAAGTAGGATGTAACGATGATTCTGTTATGTCTCTTGTTTCTTTTGCTTGGATAACCGGACAACAGTATTTTAAAGAAGATATGGAACAAGACCTAAGACAAAATATTAACAGAAAAGTAGTTGATCATTTGGAAGAAATGCTGGTACCATTCGGAGTGATTGATGATGGAACTGAGTATATGTCTAATGAAGATTTAATTAAAAAATCAATGGGAATCAATTATGATGATTTTTAAAAATTCTCTGTTTTCTCTATAGTATAAATAAATATACAATAAACTTTGCTGGAATAATGCAATCTGAATTTGCATTATGCTGAATTTAAGATTACCACAAACAAAGAATAAGAGGTACAAATATGTCAATGGCAACACAACTTTCTCCGGGTATCGTCGCCCGAGAATGGGATTTGACCCAAATCGTTCCACAAATTGCTACTGCTGGCGCGGCTTATGTTGGTGCATTTCAGTGGGGTCCGGTAAACAAAGTCAAACTTGTTTCTTCTGAAGAGAACCTTGTAAATATTTTTGGTACTCCAGACTCGGATACATTTCTTCACTGGTTCTCTGCAAAAAACTTTCTTGATTATTCTCGGAATTTGAAGCTGGTTCGCGTTGTTGAAGCAACTGCATTGAATGCGACTTCAAACGGAACCGGCGTCCAGATTATTAATGAAGCAGAATGGATTGATCAGCACTCGGCAGGAACAAACACTGTCGGTGAATTTGCTGGTCGTTATCCGGGTGAGATGGGCAATTCAATTAAAATTGAGATGGCTGACGGCAAGTCATTCGGTGCTGTTACTTCTGTGACGCTTACTAATGTTGGTTCTGGATATACAACTGTTGATGATGGTGCAACTGTAACCTTTTCTGCTCCCGGTGGAACCGGTGTAACTGCAATAGGAACCCTTACTGTTGTGGCTGATGTTGTAACTGGAATTGAAATTACAGAAAATGGTTCTGGTTATCGGGTCGCCCCGACTGTAACAATTCCGCCCCCTTCTGGTGGTGGCACTGCTGCAACAGCAAAAGCAAATCTTTGGGCTTATCGTAATCAGTTCTTGACTAATCCGGGAACTTCTGACGAAGCCGCTTCAATGGGTGGCGCGAATGATGAAATGCATATTGTTGTCCTTGATGCGGATGGAAAAATTACTGGTGAGGCCGGTAATGTTCTTGAACGTTTCTCGTTTGTTTCTAAGGCAAGTGATATCAAGTATTCTGATGGAACAACTGCATATTATGTCAGTGTTCTCCGTGACCGTTCAAAATATGTTTTTTGGATGGACCATCTTGAATCAGATTGGGGACAGACTGCATCTAATATCACTTTTACACAAATGGATACTCCGCATTCAGTAACTCTTTCTGGAGGAACTGATGGTAATGATGTAACAAATGATGAACTTATGCCTGGTTGGGATATGTTCAAAAATGTTGAAACAATTGATATCGGTATCCTCATTTCTGGTGCTGCTGACAATGTTCTGAAAGAATATCTTATCCAGAATATTGCAGAACACAGAAAGGACTGTGTTGCTTGTATTTCTCCTAATCTGGATGATGTTGTTCATAACAACACAAATGAAGTTTCAGACGTTCTTGCTCTGAGAAACGTTCTTACTTCATCTTCATATGGTTTCTTTGATTGTAACTGGAAATACATGTTTGACCGTTATAATAACACCTTCAGGTGGATTCCTTGTAACTCTGACACTGCTGGTCTTATTGCATACACTGATGAAATTCGGGATGCATGGTGGTCTCCTGCTGGTTACAATCGTGGTCGTCTTAAAAACGTTGTTAAACTTGCATGGAATCCTGATAAGACTGATCGTGATGAACTGTATCAGAACGGTGTGAATCCGATTGTTACGGTTGCTGGTGAAGGAACGATTCTTTTAGGCGACAAGACAATGTTGACCAAACCCTCTGCTTTTGATCGTATCAACGTCCGTAGACTGTTTATTACTCTTCGGAAGGCGATCACGAAAGCAAGCCGTTACGCGCTCTTTGAATTCAATGATGCATTTACCCGTCTTCGCTTTATTCAGATCGTTGAACCGTATCTCCGTGATGTTCAGGGCAGACGTGGTATTATTGATTTCAGGGCGGTGTGTGATGAAACAAATAACACTGGTTATGTTATTGACAGTAATGGCTTTGTCGGTGATATCTACGTTAAACCGGCTAGAAGTATTAACTTCATTACTCTTAACTTTATTGCAACTCCGACAGGAATTGAATTTGAAGAAATCATTGGCATGTTTGGCGACTTCTAATTAACACACAAAAGTTGGAGAGAAACGGTCTTTTATTCGTTTCTCTCCAACCATATTTACTTTTGAACTTTTTCAAAAAAATTCTTTCTTTCTTTAGCTCAAAAAATAAAATGGATTCCATTCCTTCAAAAATTATTGAAATAAATGACAAGTGGAATAATTCAAAAACAGTTCGTTATTGGAGTGATGAACTTATTTTTGGTAAAGTAGATTATTGGCAAACACCAAAAGAATTTATCAAGAATGGATTAGGCGATTGTGAAGATTTTGCAATCGCAAAGTTTTTTGACTTAAAGAAAGAAGGTTATGATCCTTGGATTGTTTATTGTATGGATAAGACTTCTGGTCATGCTGTCTGTGTGGTTGACGATTATATTCTTGATTTGGATCGTATATATGATTTGCGAAAAGATAAATATTGGAAATATGTTTCGGTATATGGTTTCAATCTTGATGAATTTAAAATTTTCAAAGAATTCAAGCCAACAGGAAGAAATCTTGGTATCCACAACTTGAAATCATGGACAAATCTTTTAGAAAGGATGAAATGATGTTGACAGAAAAAGTTAAAACATTTAAAAAAATGATGGAAGAACTGGAAAAATATCGGAGAAAGCCAAATATTGTTCATTCTGCTCAATATACAGGAGATGTTGATAAACTTCCTGATGAAATAAAAAATCATAAAATGTTTAAGACAGACAAAGAAGGACCGTATATTGAAACCCTTGAAGGTAATATGCGGATTTCAAAGGGCGATTTCATTGTTATTGGTATAAAAGACGATATGTTTCCAGTTAAGCCATCTATTTTTAAACAAAATTACACAAAAGAATGAAAGACTTTAAAACATTTATTTTTGAAGCTCCAAGAGGCCGTCCTCCAAAACCCAAACAATCATTTGACGAAAAAACCCACGGCCAAAAACTAGAATCGTTTAAATCTGGTCTTCGTAGATTGAACAAGATTTATCGTGACGTTAATCCAGAAAGAATTGATACTGGAAACAGATGGGAAGTCAAGTATTCAGCCAAATCATATAGCCAATATGAAGAGGCGAGAAAAATATTTTTAAATTTTGCAGATAATTTTGAACACTGGGTTTATCAAGAACTTATTGATCCCACTTTAGGTAGATCAAGCGAGTCAAAAAACAAAGAACCAGAATTGCAAAAAAGAGTTAGAAGCACTGCATGGACTGCTTTTATAGGATTGTCTGGCGGTAGTGCTTTTCCAACAAGTGGCATTGAAGATTCTCCTGATTTTCATAGATTCATCAAAGAGAAAGACACAAATGTTAGAAGGTGGAACGAGAACTTTAAACAAGCATTCCGTGCAATACAAGATTATATTGATGATATGGGAAAGGCAGACATAATTCCCAAGAAAGACGAATTCCTTTCAGTAAAGGGCGTCCGTGTTATTATTCCTGCTGCTGAACGATCATCCTTCCATGAAAAATATATCAAGAACTATATTCAATATGAAATTCCGTTTGTTGTGGATTTATTGAATAAAAATGGTTTCAAGACATTAACCAGACAATTAGAAATTGAATTTAATTTTGATAATAGAAGTATGCTTGGTGGAGAATTTCACCACACAGAAAAAGGCAAGGTGATGATTTATGTTCTTGGAATGAGTGAAGGGAAAATTGCAAGGCAAGTTTTGCTTCATGAACTGGCGCACAGATTTTATTATAATAATTTGAAAAAAAGCGTGCAGGATATATGGAACAATGTTATTATTAGTCGTAAGTTCGTTGTTACTCGTGAACATGTTAAAACGATGGCAAAAATAACAGACGAAAATGGTCAACTTCCCAAAAACATCAACAAAGTCCTTGACTCAATTCATGATCCGTTAGAATATGTTTCTATGTATTTTTTAGCTCAAGAATTAAGCGGCGGAAAAATACGGAACAAAGATCAGTTGTGGCGGCGTCTTTGGGAATTAGAAGGAAAGCAAACATATAAAGAATACATTTCTGCCTATGCCGGAAAAAATGCGGGAGAGGCTTTTGCAGAAGCATTATCATTGTATTTGCTTGAAGGACCAAGAAGACTTCAGCCTTTCACCCGAAAATTTTTGAAAATGGTTGTTGGGACAACAGGAATTTATTTAAAAGAAAATAATCAAACACAGGAAAAAATGAAAACATTCAAAGAATACGTCAAAGCAAACATTAATGAAGGAAATGATCATTCTATTGACACTTTGATTCGTAAGCTCAAAGGAATTAAGCATGAAAATGGAGCAAACCGAAACAGAATGCCAATTGATGTTCCGATAAAAAATGTTATGAGTGGTAATCCGTCCATGTTAGATGTTATTGTTATGCTTCAAACTTCAAACAGTGGTGGTCCTGTTGCTGCTTATAAACGTTCTATTCCAAAATCACAACACGATCCTGAAGTAATTGAATTAATCAAAACAGCAACAGCGAAAGCAAGAACTCTCGGAAAATCATTGTATCCAAAGTGGGAGAAGAGCGCAGCCAATGACGATGATAAAGAAGATTTGTTTGTTCTTCGTAAATTGTTGAGAATGAAATAATCATACACAGGAATCTCTTGACTGAAAGCAGAATTTTGAATATAAAGAAGACAGTCGCCGGTAAATTTCACTATGGAATTGATAGAATGAAAGTCAAAAGTTTAAAATAAAAGGAAAAAATGAAAACATTCAAAGAATACGTCAAAGCAAACATTAATGAAGGTAATGATCATTCTATTAGTGTTTGGGATATAGAGATTTCAAAAAAAGCAGAAGCCGCAGGAAAGCGAATTCAGAAAGAAATTAATAAAGGAGTTGATGTTAATGATGCTTTGTATAAAGAACTTGTTGGTCCAGACAAGAAAACACTAAAAGACAAGAAAAATTATCCAGGAGCCGCTTTCGGGAGACTTCAAATGGATATCCTTAGATATCTAGTGAAAGCTGGTTTGATCAAAAAACCAGGTAATCGTAAAATTGATTTTATTCATAAAGATATGAAAACTCAAGAATTTGTAATGGCAAATAAATTCGAGAAAGCGTGAAAAAATGAAAACATTCAAAGAATACGTCAAAGCAATCATTAATGAAGGAAAATCATTTGATCCTATTTCTGGCCGTAAATTAATGTCCGCGTGGATCATGGCTCAGGAAGAAAAGTCAAAGTCAACTGCTTCTTTTTTGAAAAATGGGGTGAAAATTTCAAATCAAACATTTAGGTATTATTCAACTCCTGTTGAATTCATTCAAGGTTTAGTAACAAATTCAAAATTCAAAGAAGAAGAATTGACGGATATCGTCAAAAAGATAAACCGTCAAAAACCCGATAAATTATCTGAATATGCAGAAAAGATTCTTTCTTCCATGAATGAAAATGTAAACGAAACGTCCTCTAATATTTCGTCTTATACAAAATCTCCACTAAAAGTAATTGTGAAAGGAGTAGATTTTGATTTGTCTTTTAAGAAAGGAAAAATGGGATTTGATGCCATTCTTTCTAACCAACATGGAAAGAAGGTTATTTCAAAACTAAACAAAGATCAGGACATTGATGCTTTTGTTGCACGAATGAAAGAAGTTTATAAAATTGATATCAAAAAGAAATAAATGCCTGCTTCAATTGTAAAATCCCTTGCTCAAAAGACGGGAAAACCAGCCAAAGAAGTTGAAAGACTGTGGAGCAAGGCGAAAGAAGCAGCAAAAGAAATGGGCCGCAGAGAAGAAATTATTTCGGATTTATGTGGCATCATAAATACTAATGAAGAATTTTCATTTTAAAGAAACACTTACAACATTAAGAGGATAACATGGCAGATTTGTCAATTAACGCTTTCAAAGGCGCATTTATTTCAGGCGCAAGACCTAACCTGTATGCTGTTACAATTGCAGAACTCGGCAGTACACTTGAATTCGTTTGTCGCGGTTCTCAACTCCCTTCAAGCTCAATGGGTATGATTGACGTTCCTTATATGGGTCGTCAACTCAAGGTTGCTGGTAACCGTATTTTTGCAGACTGGACTATTACTGTACTCAATGACACGAATTTTGCTGTTCGTCAAGCAGTTGAAGCGTGGTCTTCACTGATCAACGGACACGAATCAAACGTTGGTCCTGTTGATATTAATGCTTATTACAGAAACGCAACCGTTCAGCAACTTGATCAGGCCGGCGGCATTCTGTACACTTACGAATTCAAAGACATTTGGCCGACAGAAATTTCTGAAATTGAATTGGCTTTTGACTCGAATGACGCCATTGAAGAATTCACAATCACTTTTGCTGTGGGCTCTTATTGGCTTTCTAACGGCGCTGCATAATAATTATGTTTGAAAGACTTTTTGAGGCCTTCGGGCTTGATCTAAAAAAGAATAAACTTGACTCTCCACAGATCGTCAAAGATACATACGATGACGGTGCTGTGGAGGTCATTGATTATGGTGGTGTGTACTATGACGGATACACCGATGTTCTAAAAGCGATTTCTAATGAACGCGAACTAATTCTTTTGTATCGGGAAATCTCGTTTATTCCGGAAGTGGATCAAGCAGTAAATGAAATTGTCAATGATGCAATTGTTTATTCAAAGTCTGAACATTTCCCGGTTAAAATAAATCTTGATGGTGTTGAGTTATCAGACAATATCAAGAAAAAGATTTTTGAAGAATTTGAAAATATTCTTGGTCTTCTAAAATTTGACAACAAAGCAGATGACACTTTCCGTCAATGGTATATTGACGGAAGAATGCCTTTTTATTTGTACGTTGACGAAAATAAGAAGAGCAACGGGATTACAAAAATTATAGCAATTGACCCAACGAAAATCAAGAAAATTCGTGAAATAAAAAAGAAAATGATTGATGGGGTTGAAAAAATTTATGATATAGACGAAAAATATATTTATTTTCCTGATAATAACACGCCTGTTGAATTTGTCAATAAACCGTTACAATCTTATAATATTTCTGGTGAAATGCACAGGGGCATTGAATTAACTGCTGATTCGGTTGTTTTTTCTACTTCTGGCCTTATGGATGAAATGAGACTTTCGGTTTTGTCGTATCTCCATAAAGCGATTAAACCAGCCAATCAGTTGAATCAAATGGAAGATGCTATGCTTATCTATAGAATTTCCCGTGCTCCTGAGAGACGGGTTTTCTATGTTGATGTTGGCAATCTTCCTAAAAATAAAGCAGAATCTTACCTTCAGTCATTAATGGCGAGGTTCAGAAATAAGTTGTCTTATAATGCGTCTACTGGAAAAGTGAGGAATGAAAGCCACATTAAGTCAATTCTTGAAGACTTCTGGCTTCCTAGGCGTGAAGGTGGTAAAGGAACGGAAATATCAACAATTGGTGGGAACACTACTTTTGCTGGGATTACTGAAGAGACAAATTATTTTAAACAAAGACTGTATAGATCGTTGAACGTTCCTATTGGTCGTGTTGATCCTGAAGCAACCTTTGTTTTTGGTAAATCAGGTGAAATTACCCGCGATGAAATCAAATTTTCAAAGTTCATCAATAATCTACGGAATCAGTTCGGTCAAACGATTTTTGATGATATTTTGAAAACTCAACTTGTTTTGAAAAAGATTATTAAGTTCAATGAGTGGGAAGCGATTCAGAAAGGTATTTTTTATCAGTGGGAAGATGATTCTCATTTTTCAGAAATGAAAGAACTTGAGACTTTGAATCTTAGGATGGAAACTCTTGATCTTGTCAATAATCATCGGGATAATTATTTCTCGAAAGGATGGATCAGACGGCATGTTTTATTCCAAACTGAGGAAGAAATCAAAGAACTCGAAAAAGAGCGTGATAAAGAGCAAGAGACAGAACCAGAGGAAGAACCTCAAGAAAAAGAACAACGTCCCGTCCCTGTTGTCTTACAACAGCCCGATGAAGAGGACGAAGAGGAGCAAAAATGAAATATAGGGAAATCGTAATAGGCGCAATTGACGGCAGTCCGTCTGAAGTTGAAAAATCTTTTGACTCTGCTATTAAGCAGGAAATTTTTAAACGGATTGAAGAAAAACGGGCGGAAGTTGGAGCAAATGTTTTGTGTATTAAGGAAGCAGCTTCGCAGCAAGAGGACAAAGAAGCTGTTGCGTTTTTAGATGCTGAAATGAAAAAATTGTTTCCTAAACAGGAAGCTGGCGCAATATATGATAGGTTTGGTGGTTTTATGAAAGTTTATGTCTACAGTTCTCCTAAGGGAAAAGCTGTAAATCCTAAAGAGGCAAACAAACAAGAAATCCAAGTTACGTTCACGTCTACAAGTGGTTCAAAAATGTGGAAGATTTTTGCACTTAAAACACCTTATGCAAAAATTGATGATTTCAAAACAACTCCATTGAAAGGATCTGATCCAATGGATGCTGCTAAAAAAATGCTCAAATGGTACACAAAAGGAAAGGAATCTTTCACTGTTAAATGAGGCAATATGGAAAAATACAGAGAACTTTTTATTGGCGCAATTGACGGTAGTCCGTCTGAAGTTGAAAAATCTTTTGACTGTGCTATTAAGAGGGAGATTATGGATCGCATTGAAGCAAAACGGGCAGAAGTCGGGTCAAATCTTTTAAAACAAATTAGAAAATCTGCGGACGATTGATGAAAACAAAAGTAGTTCCGCTTAATAACGGCTCAAAAGTAATTCTGTATAAAAATGAAATGACCGGTGAATGGCTTAGGGACAAATCTAAAGCATCGGATAACTTCCAAAAATACATCATTGAATCAAATGAGAAGAAAGCAAGAACCATTCGCCAATATTATAGCGGAATTACAATTTCATATACAAGAAATAAAATTCGTGAAATGATAAATAATGATATCAAAAATATTGATTCACTTTATGACACTATTGTAAATGAGATAATTTTAAAGAGGAAATAAATGGCAAAGTTAATTATGGATATCATTTTTGATAATTCAACAGTGATATCCGAGTCAAGAGACGGAACAAAAGAACTTTTCATTGAAGGAATATTTCTTCAAGCAGAAAAGAAAAACAGGAACGGAAGGATTTATCCTATTGACGTTCTTAAACCAGTTGTAGAAAAATATATTGATAATTATGTTACTCCAAACAGAGCAATGGGAGAACTTAATCATCCAACTTCTCCTTCTGTTGATCCAAAAAATGCAAGTCACCTTATTACTTCATTGAAACTTGAAGGACATGATTATATTGGAAAGGCAAAGATTTTGAATACTCCTGTTGGTAATATTGTAAGAGGCCTCATTGAAGGTGGAGTAAATCTTGGAGTTTCCAGTAGGGGTCTTGGATCCCTCAAAGAAGGAACCGGTCCTTATAGAGGATCAAAAGTCGTTAATCGTGATTATCATATGGTCACTGTTGATATTGTTTCTGATCCTTCTGCTCCTGATGCTTTTGTTAATGGTGTTTATGAATCCGTTGATTATGTCATTGAAGCTGGTGTTATAAAGCCGGTAAACGTTGCTGAAATCAAAAAAGTAAGAAATTTGCTTTATAAGAAAAAACTTTCTGAAGCAGAAAAAATTGCTAATGCTCAGTCATTGATGGCAACAATTATTAAATTTTCAGAATAATTGATTACAATTTCTGTGAAGTATAAATAATAGTAGAAAAATAAGACTGTTAGTAATTTGCAATTTGCTAATAAAAAATAAAATTTTGAACACAATAGGAGTACCATATGTCAGTTCTGGAAACAATCAAAAAAAAGTTGCAGGAATCGCTGGACGAAGAAAAACTTGCTATTCTTGAAGCAGTAGAGGTTGAACTTACTGAAGAAGAAATGGAAGGACTGTCAGAGGAAGAGATTGCTGCTCTGATTGAAGCAAAGAAAAAGAAAATGAAGGAAGAAGATGACGAAGAGGATGATAAAGAGGACGATGATGATGATGACGATGATGAAGAAATTGATGTAAAAGAGTCCTTAGCAAAAATCTTTGAAGGCGCAAAAATTGATGAAAAGGTAAAATCTGACCTTGAAACTCTTTTTAATGCCGTTGTAGCCGAAAAGGTTATTCGTAAGTGTGATGAACTTTCGGACAAGTACGAAAGTGAAATTGAAGAGGCTCTTGAGAAAATTGAAGAATCCATTGACAAATATATTTCTTATGTTGCTGATGAATGGATGAACGAGAATGAGCTTGCAGTAGAAAAAGGCATTCGTCAAGAAATTTCTGAAAACGTTCTTGCTGGTATTCGGAATTTGTTCGTTGAGAATTACATTGATGTTCCAGAGGAAAAAATTGATCTGGTTGCAGAGGCAGAAGATACTATTGAAGAACTTACCAGCAAACTTGACGAAACCACAAACACAATTCTTTCTCTCAAGAAAGAAATTGATGAAATGAAAACGGAAAAAATCGTCAATGAACTTGCTACAGAGTTGACTGAAACAGAAAAAGAAAAACTTTCTGACCTTATTTCTGAATTCAAATATGAAGACGATTCAAGCTATAAAGAAAAGGTTTCTCTTGTCATTGAAAAATATTTTGGTAAGACCGAGGAAAAAGAAAAGATTGATGAAAGCAAGATTGATGACCGTATGAAACTGTACATTAATCATTTCAAAAAGAAGTAAAAAAACCACAATTTGACGCAATTTCTTGAAATTATAAATAATAATACAAAAGATTTATTTTCAAGAAATTGCCAAGAAATTTAACAAACACTAAATGATCTAAGAGGTAAAAATATGTCTGTTTACACAAACAATGTTGGTTTTGAAGAACTTTCGGAAAAGTGGAATCCTATTCTTGAAGCAGAGTCAGAGACTCCGATTAAGGATGATTGGAAGAAGAAAGTAACTCTTCGTATGCTTGAAAATCAGGAAAAAGCAATGATCACTGAGGCTCCTACTAACGTCACTGGTGGCGTTGACAAATGGGATCCAGTCCTCATTTCAATGAT